GTTGGGTCAATCATACTTTGAGGGGTTCTCTGATAAGAGAGCTGCGGCAAAGTATTCGTCTACCCTATATCGTTCAAAAGGGACAAAGTATTCTATTCAACAGTTCTTTAGAACCTTCTTTGATGTTGACCCTGATGTCATTTATACAAAAGAAAATGTGTTCAAGGTTGGTGAAGAAGATTCACAGATTGGATTTAACTCGCAGAAATTTATTACAGATAATAAACTCTATCAGACCTTCGCTATTTTGGTCAAGTCAGATATTGAGTTTAATAAGTGGAGAGAACCATACAAACTCTTTACTCACCCAGCGGGTATGTTTATTGGTTCGGAAGTTCAGATTGTATCACAAGTAACGGATACACTCACTGCTCCAACGGTTATTCCTGCTGACCCACCACCTATTGTTATTGAAGCGGCCGCATCATTTGGTCAGTTAGCATCAACAGATTTGACCGCACTTGTAGACGATATATATGTAGATTCGGATGGTGTCTTGAGTAGAATTAACGCAACACTTGCTTCTATCGAAGATTTCTCGATTGAAACAATTGAAACTATTAACAATCAATATTCATCTCTGCGTGAAGCGCAAATTGCGTCTTCACCAACATTCGATGATGATGAGCCAATTGATGCGACTTCAGTAGTTGTGAACTCTGGAATTGCAGCTAACACCTTCACAAAACTTGGTGATGCACAACTCACATCCAATCTAGCGAAGTTTGGTGGAGGCAGCCTCATTCTTGATGGTGATACCGATGGTCTTCTTTCAGATAACAGCGTAGATATCTACGATTCTGCGAAATCTGGCACAGATAAGAACGTATTTACTGTTGAGATGTGGATTAACACTCCTGATGTTACACAGATTGCATATCTCTATGATAACTGGGTAACAGGAACGACAAGACAACCAATCTATCTTAACACTAATAACTTTGTCGTTAGTGTTAATAATGGCATTGCAGGAACGCATTCGGCTGGTTTGTCTAATAACACATGGCATCACATTGCGTATGTGAAAGACGGTTCGGCATATTATGTCTATACGGATGGTGTTCTGAAAGGCTCTGGTGTCGCTAATGCGGGCTCCGTAGATTATAGTGGAACATATATGATTGGTCGTCAAAAAGACCAAGTAAACCTAGAGTTCAATGGATATATTGATGAATTCAGATTGAGTAACTCAGCACTATATACTGGTGCAAGTTTCACACCACAGACCGCAGAATATACAAATGACTCTAGCACTATAGACCTCTTGCACTTTGGTGCGGAGCCAAATGGTAGAGGTATGGACTTATCTAATGACTTTAGATTTGAAACCATTGACCAAGAGAAACATATCTGGTATAGTGATGACTCAGACCAGTACATAAAAAGTTTTACACTTTAGTTGTAAACCCTTATAAATAGATAAAACAGACGGATTTAAACTATGGCAAGACAAACATTAAACAGAGGTACTACCGCAAACGATGGTACAGGGGATACCCTGCGTACTGCTGCCCAAAAGATAAATGAGAACTTTGAAGAACTCTATTTGTCTATTGGTGGTGACTCCGCACAAACAAGCGTTACTTTAACCGAACTTGGTGCGGTCTTTGAAGGTCAGGCAGAAGATGATTTTGAAACTACATTAAGTGCAATTGAACCGACTGCGGACAATAATGTTTATATACCAGACGATTCAGGAATGCTTATTCTTGACTCTTGTGCTCAAACACTGACTAACAAAACTATTCTAAGTCCTAGTTTAACTACTCCGTCTATTAAAGATACAGATTCAAGTCATTCGTATAATGTTGTAGTTAGTAATCTAAGTGCAAACCGTAATATTACACTTCCATTACTTACAACGAATGATACTTTTGTGTTTGCGAATCATACACAAACACTTAACAATAAAACTATAAATGGTTTAACCGTAACTAATCCTACCTTTGGTGGATTTAGTGGTAGTTCTAAAATATTTGATAGTGCAGGAGATGAGTATCTTCAACTAAAAAATGTTTCTAGTGCAGTTAACTTTGCAACTATTACTAACTCTGCAACTGGTAACGGCCCTGTCATAGACGTTGACGGTGCTGATACTAACATTAGTCTTAAACTAGGTGCAAAAGGTACAGGTGGTGTTGAGATTGTAAACAAACTTGTTCTTGAAAAAGGAACAGACGTTGCAACATCAACTGCGGTAGACTTAACAGAACCACTAACAGTATTTAACTCTGGTAGTTTAATATCACCAACTATTGATGACGGAACTATTCAGGGTGAAACAAAACACTTTGTAAACGTAGGAGCAGGTGAAGTAAGACTTACTCCTCAAGGTGGAACATCAAATATATTTAGCGTAGACTCTGGTGCAGGATTCGTAAGTTTTGACGAAGGCGATGGATGTCAATTAGTTTGGAATGACACAAAGAGTAAATGGTTTTTCGTGTCAAATAACGGCACAACAACAGGATAATTGAGATGGCAACAGTAACCAACCCATTAAAAAAACAAGTTATTAGTAGTATTCAATCAGACTTTGCTGATTCAGCTGAGAACTACTTTGCGGTAATCGGACGTTCCGAAGATTGGAATGATTCTGATATTGCACCAACAGTAGTAAATACTGCAAGGGAAGAAAGAAACTTCCGTCTTGGGGCACAATCTGCAAAGAATATTATTGACCTATCCTTTGTTGTTCCTCGTTATAACTGGTCTTCTGGTGCAATTTATTCTGCATATGATGACGCACAAGTGGGATATCCTGCCCAAACTTATTATGTTATGAACGATAACAACCAAGTTTATATGTGTATTCAACAATCAAAGAATGCTTCTGGTCAAGCACAAGTTTCTACTGTACAACCAAGTGGTAATACTACAGGTACTCCGTTTGATACTGCTGATGGTTATATCTGGAAGTTCTTATATTCTATTAGTGCTTTAGATGCGACCAAGTATATTTCTGCAAACTATCTTCCTATCAAGTTACAAGGTGCAACTGACTCAGACTCTCCTGCTGCTGATGTAGAACAACTTGCAGTACAGAATGCTGCTGTTGTCGGACAGATTATTGGTTATGCAGTTGACTCAGGTGGTTCAGGTTATACCTCTACACCCACTGTTACTGTAACTGGTAATGGAACAAAAGCAAAAGCAGGTGCAACAATTTCTGGTGGTCAAGTAGTAAAAGTAGAATTGATTGACAGTTCTGGTAATTATACACTAGGTTCTGGATATGACTTTGCTGACGTTGCTGTGACAGGTGGTGGTTCACCAACCAAACCTGCTTCAGTAAGAGCAATTTTATCTACTCCTTTAGGACTTGGTGGAGACCCAAGAGACGACCTTCGTTCTACTTCGATTATGTTCAACGTAAAACCAGAAGGTACAGAAAACACTGACTTTATTGTTGGTAACGATTTCCGTCAAGTAGGTCTTATGAAAGACTTAAAAGATAGTTCTGGTTCGGTAGACTTTACTGCATCAACAGGTATTATACTCAAACAATTAAAATTGTCAAGTGTAACTTCAGGATTTACTGCGGATAACACTATTGAAGGTTCTACCTCTGGTGTTCAAGCATTGATTGATAAAGTTGATTCATCTAATATCTGGTATCACCAAACTGAGGTGACTGGATTTGGTAACTTTGATTCTGGTGAGAATATTGCAGAAACAGACGGTAATGGTGCAGGTGTTCTTAATGCTTCGTTTGCTCCATACATAAATCCTGAGATAGATGCATTCTCTGGTCAACTCTTGTATATAGATAATCGTGCGGCTATTACTCGTGCGACTGACCAGACTGAAGATATTAAAATAGTAATTCAAATTTAAGGTATAGAAAATGCCAAAGACATTTACATCTAACGTATTCAACTCCTCTTATAAGGATGATTTTAAGGATAGTGATAACTATCATCGCATTCTGTTTAATAGTGGACGTGCATTACAGGCACGTGAACTTACGCAGTTGCAGACAATCATTCAAGAAGAGATTGGAAGATTTGGTCGTAATATCTTTAAAGATGGTGCGTCAGTAAACCCAGGCGGCCCTTCTATTACTAGTGATTATGAGTTTATTAAGTTAAACACAACTACTAATGTATTACCTGCCGACCCAACTACTTTGGTAGGTACAGAATTTACTGGTCAGACTTCTACTGTAAAAGCAAGAGTTCTACAAGTAGTAGAAGCAGAAGGTTCTGAC